CTTTTTATTCAAAGATGACAGAAGTTTCAACATCTCTAACTGTGTTTTTTGCTCTTGAGCTTGAGCTTTACTTTGCATAGAAGACCCTTCTTTCTGAGCTTCAACTATTACTTTCTGCTCTTCAATGCTTAGTTTCTTCTTGCCCAACTCAATGTCGGCCTGATCTTTCTGTGCTTTCCTTTGGATTTCTGCTTGTTTAATTTGCAATTCAGCTTGCTGCATTTGAACCACAGGGTCTTGTGCCATTTGTTGCGCTTGTTTCTGAGCGGCCTGCTGCTGGTGCATCTGTTGAAGCTGAACGCCTGCTTGCGCCACCAATCTCGAGATTTCCACTTCTAATTCTTCTGGGATGTCTTCATTAGGAGCTGGCAACTGAACGCCAAGACGCTCTTCAAGCTGCTTTCTGTACACAAATCCAAGGTGTTCTGCTATGTGCGCTTGTAGAGACGCCATGATTTGCTGAGCCATTGGGTTCTGACCAATAGACTGCATGATCATTGGGTCTTGCATGAACGACTGATGGGTCGCGATATGAGCGTCATGGTCCTGATACATAAACGCTTTCATGGGTTTGCCAATCAATGCACCCATGTTTTCCGACATTGGATCTCGCGGCTTCTGTTCTTCACCCAACGGGATGATCTTGTCTACGTTCCGGATACCTAATACCTCCAGCATCTGTTTATGCAAATACGGAAGGTCATAGATTTGCGGACTTTGTTGCGCCATCTGAAAGGCAGCTTGGTACTGCACTACCCTTTGTGCCATTGTCGTAGCGTTAGGATCGCTAACAGGAATTACTTCTACAACGGCATAGTCCTCAGCTCGAGCGCGTCTATCTACTCCCTCGGGGATGTAGTCATAAGGCTCATTTGCGTAGTCTTTGATGATTTCTTTTAGGAGCTTGAACTCCTGTTTCATCGCAAAATGCACCCGGGCCTGCACCGCGGCCATCGGTTTAAGCGTTCTCTCAAGTAACGCTAACGTAGTTCCTACAGGAGCTTGCGACGACATGTCACTGATATTCATGTCGCTGATCGCCCCAAGTCGCCGGCCTTCTTGAGTGATCTTCTCCAACAGACCAGCCAACACCTGACTCGGCTCCTTATACGGCAGCGTCATGATGTTGTCTCGTACAGTCCCACTTGGTACGTCTACGTCTCTAAACTCTCCCGGGGCAATCGGAGTGTCATCTCCCTTAATCCTCAATCCACGAGACTTAAGACCTCCCGGAAGATTTGAAAGAGTGCCAGCGTCAACGAGTTGGCGAATGATAGAAGTGCCTGCACGTGCATACCCACCAATAATGTGAATCAACCCCAGACCGTAAAACCCAAACCCGGGAACGTAGATGTAATGAACAAAGTGCTGTCTCTTCAACTGACGATCATCATCAGGATCCCAGTTCCTCCGAATAGACAAAACTTCATTGGTTCCTTTGACAATCGTAATTACATAAGGCTTAGGTAAATCATCTTCGTCATCTACCCCCCGTATGTTTGTATAGGTATGAACTTCATACAACGCAAATCGATCATCGGAAGTTAGTGTGTACCCACCTTCTTCGGCTTTCTTCTTCTCAATGTCAGAAAAGTATTCAATTGGTTCGCCAAGTTCCAAGTCGCGATAGAACCCATCGGCTTGGAGTTTCTTCAATTCCGTCTTGGTCTTGCGCATCATGTGTGTAATGCGCTCTGCCGTATCTATATGGGACGCCCCGTAAGGAACAATCACGTCTTCGGCTGATATATAGATCGACACCTGCCGTCTTAGAATAGGATCGTAGTAGACTTTCTTAAAAGATGACCCAGCCAAACCAAGGCTGTACAACATCCGTTCATGTTCTGACCGATACTCCACCATCCGTTCAGTCAGCTGATAGTTCATGTCCGCTTTTACTCTGTTTGCAGACTCTTCCTTTTCTTTACTTACCTCTCCAATGATCTTGGTCTTCACCGGACCCTGAGCCGGGAACGTCTCGCTCATTGTCTCCGCTTGAAAACGGATCACCGCTTCCGCCAAAACCGTCGAATACACCCCACACGCATCATCCCAAGGTTCCGTCCTGTCTTCATACTTGAAACCTAGAACATCTAAACCCTTTACATACGTATCCGCCCACTCTTTCCGAGCGTTTAAATCCGACTCCACCAACTCAACCAGCTCACTTGCAATCGTTTGCAGCTCTCCCTCATCCAAGTACTCAGCCACATTTGCATCAAAGTCATCAATGTTTGGCCCGTCTGGAATGATCGTAATCTCCATACTCCCGTCAGCTAACGTCACTGAATCAGGATTCTCAATCTCAATCTCTAACGCCGGCTCCATCACTTCCATATCCAACGGAACCATCGTTTTGTCTACGTTCGTTGCCATATTGACCTCTAGTAATACGCCTTCCGCCTACGGAAGTAGAGTTGTTCATCAGGCTCGTCTGAGTCCAATCTTACAAACCCCCCAGATCGAAATCGAATCAAAGCCTGCGTCGTGGAGTCCACCAAATCATCATGCGGGGCATTAGGAAAAGCAGCCATCTGCTCAATTACCTCGTCCGCCCACCTACCCTCGGGCGCCCACACTTTACCCGACCGGAATAAATCCGTCACCGAATTGATCCTCACAAACTTGTCGTTCCCCCTAACCGGCGTGTACTCACTCACCGGAATCCCCATCCGTCTCAATTCAAAGATCAACGGACTCCCCGCCGCTTTCGCCTCCACAATACAAGCATCAGGCTCCCACTCCTTGTACTTCTCCTGCGCCCGCTTCTTCAACTCCGGAAACTCCAACCTCTCCTCTATCGCATCCAAAAGAATAATGTGCGGATCTACCTCGTCTTTATAAAACACCCCCCACGTCGTACACGCCGAATAGTCACTCCTCTCACTCTTCGTGAACGCCGTATCCCAACTCTGAATAATGAACTCACAAGGAGGAGGCCTCTCTTTCTCCCACCTCTTCCACCACTCCCTCTTTACTAACGCCCCCTCCTCACCCGTAGGCGTCTGCTGATACTGCGCATTCCACTTCGCCGGCCCTACCTCTTCCCGTAAAGCCTCTAACTCCTCAATACTCCAAAACTCCGGCCACAACGGATTCCCACTCGGCATGATCGCCGGTAACTCAATCACTTCCCACTCGTCTGACTTGTCCCGCGCCTGCGCATCCTTAATGATCCGGCCCGTTAAATCCCTCTCCGCCCACCTCGTCATCACCACTACAATCGCAGCACCCGGCTGTAAACGTTGACGGGGACCCGACGTGTACCACTCATATACAGAATCAAAAATGTCCGGATTGTGCGCCGCTAACCTAGCCTCCTGCTCTGAATGCGGATCATCAATAATCAACAAATCCGCACCCTTCCCCGGCACCGTACCCCCGACCCCAATAGCAAAGTACTCCCCACCCCTATTCGTCGCCCACCTACCAGCCGCTTTACTGTCCTGTCTTAACGCTACCCCCGGAAAGATCCTCGCGTACTGCTCACTCCCCACCAAGTTCCTTACCTTCCTCCCAAAACCCACAGCCAAATCCGCCGTGTTAGAAGTCTGAATTACCTTCTTCTCCGGGTACTTCCCCAAAAACCAACTCGGCAACAAATAACTCGCAAACTCACTCTTCGTGTGCCGAGGCGCCATGTTGATGATCAACCTCTTTACCTTCCCCGCCGCGATTTCCTCAAACTTCTTCGCCATCAATACATGATGCCTGCCATGCACAAACCCCGGCCACACACTCTTCACATACTCCATAAAACTCTTCTGACTCTTCTCCCTCTCCAACGCACGACGATACTCATCCACCTGCACTAACAACTTCTCGTAGTCAGCAGGATCCAACTTCTCTATCAATTGCTCAATTTGTTGCACTGCAACCTACTCTGAAAGGTGTCAAAAAAACCGGGCTTAGACTTTCTCAATGTTGCACCGCATCACTCCAGATTCCTGAAGTTGATATACACCGGCCTAATCGTCCTCCCCCTCCTACTCACCTTCTTCAAAACCCCTAACTCCACCAACCTGTCCACCAACCTCTGCGTATTCCTCATCCCCATCTTCCCCCTCAAATACGCTATCTCCCTCAACGTCGGACTACACCCATACCTCTTCCAATACTCATCCACTATCAAAAATACATCCCTCTGCGCCGGACTCATCTCCCTACCCCTTACCTCATCCTCATCCCATACCCTCGCCATCCCCTTGTTAATTTTTATACCCCCCCTACCCCCTTTTCTATCCATTTGACACCGGGGGGGTTTCTATATCCTTGATTTCATTCAAGTCTTCCATTTCAAGATTGTTTGGAGACTCATTGTTATTTGGAGACTCATTGTGGGGATTACTATGTGTCGCGCTACGGTGCGTCACGCTCGCGTCTGGGGTGCCCCCGGCCCGGTGGGGTCCTGCCAGCTCCGTCAGCAGGGCCTCGGCGTCTAGGGTTCCACCCTCATCGACCGTGCGCATCATGTCCTGCAGCTGCTGGAGTAGCTGCGCCTTCGCATCGTCACTCTTCTTGATGACCGTCGTCTCGGTCCTGTGCGTGAACGCAGACACCTCCGTGATCGTACCCAGCACCCTCACCGCCTGAACCCTGACAGACGGTGGAACCGCGGGATCGAGAATGGTCTGTGTCAACGTTGACACGATCAGAGCACGAAGGTGAACAGGGGTTCGATACTCCGCCGCCTCCATTGCTAGCTTGTACGCCTCGATCTCCCGCTGGATCCCCGGATGCTGTTTGATCATGCTCGCTGTGTCGCCGTGACTCTTCTTGTTCTTGGTGCGGACGTTGTACGAACGTCTGTACGCTTCGGCGCCTGTAGCACCCTTTGCGATCTCCCTTGCGAACTTTCGTTGCTTGGGTGTTAGCTCTGTGCTTGCCTGTCCTAGTAGTGCTCTATCAGGTAGAGACTCTAGGGCTTCTTGTGCTTGTCTGCGGTTCATGTCTGATGCCCTTCGGGCTTGCCTTCAGGAGGAGTACATCATAGGCCGATCCTATCACGCTCCCTCCCCGATTGGAAAATATCATCGCGCCACCCCCCTTGACACCTGTCAACGTTTACAGAGACACTCTGTCTCGCAGTACCCAGCAGTCAAAGCAACCCAACACACAGGAGCACGAGATGAACGAGTACGACGCAGTAGCAGCAGGGGAGCAATGCCCCGATTGCGGCAGCACCAACACAGAGAGCAACGGATCAACAGAGTACAGGTGTGTCGAGTGTGACCATCGCTGGGGCACCGACTGCAACGAACGCTACGGCTACTGAGGAGCACACCATGAAGAAAACCTTGACCATCACCATCGACTACCTCGAGTTCGCACTCCCCGCGGACACCACACGCGCGGACGTTGCCAAAATCGTGGCACTGCTGGCGCAAATGAAAAAGGTGGAGTCCAACTATCTTGGGGACCATCGCGCTGAAGGCGAGCCCACCTCCGTCTACTACGCTCAAGACGAGTACGCATCGATCCGGCTGAACGACCGCACCCTGCACGACAAGACCGTCGCCTACGAAATGTATCAGGCCGCCAAGGCGCGCCGCGAAGCCTCTGAAGCCTAAACCCAACCGGGCCCTTCGGGGCCCTTCTAGGAGCACGACATGAACCGAGACACCCTCATCGCCGCAGCACACGAGATGCAACGTTCTGGTGGCGGCTTCGCCTCTGCCCTCGCAGAGGCTTTCTTCCGGGCCGACAGCACCAACGCCGCCAAGATCGTCACCCACTGGTACGCACTGTTCGAGCAGTTCGCTCGCCTCGCCGACTACACCGATGAGGACGCCGCCGCCGACGTTGCCAACGAGCAGACCCGCGAGCGCCG